CAGGGCAAGCTGGTTAACTACGTAGGTCGCCGGGCGTGGTGGAAAGACGCCGAGCTAGAGGCAGCCGGGGTACCCAAGTATGAGTATTGCCTTGGTGCCAAGACCAACGACTTCATATTTAACTGGGACGAGATGCGCCTACGACCCCGCCTAACCCTAGTAGAGAACACCTTCAACGGTATCTGGCTGATGAACGAGTGTGATGGCACGACCAACTTCGGGAGCAGCTTAAGTAAGGTACAGGTCGAATTGATACGATTATCCAAGGCCAAGAGCGTAGTCTTCCTGTGGGATGAGGGAGCTGAGTCTAGGGCAGCCAAGGCTTGTGAACGAATACAAAAGCTGGGAACACCGGCGTCTTTCCTCAGGATTTCCAGACAGCCGGACAACCATACACTTGAACAGATTGTGCCATGGGTGCAGCGCGCTCATGAATTAGCTAGACTAGGTACAACACTGGTGGACGTATGACCGATGAAGAGATTATGGTAGCGCGTGCCAAGGCTACTGCCGAGGTGCTCATAGGTAACATGTACCTACGCTTTACCAGGACGTATAGGCATATCCCTCAGCTAATCAGGGTCTCAGAGACGATCATGAAGACTTTAGTGCCTACAGCTGAGCGCCGACCTGTGACTTACTTCGGGGTAGACGTTATCCTAGACGAGAGCCTGCCAACAGCGGGGTGCGAGTGTCAATGGAAGAACTAGAACTACCGCTCTATAAAGAATGGTATAACTGCGACCCAGCCGAGAGCGGCAAGCCGTTGTGCAAGCTCCCTAACATTACTAGCGAGAAGGGTTGGAAGTACACCCGCAACGCCCAGCTTAGCGGTTGCTCGCTCCGCGAGCTTATTGATGGTCGCCGGGGAGACCCGAGCAAGCCACGCAACTTCGATACCTTTGTGGTGAGCGACTTCCCCGCCCGAGACGGCGACAAGGCAGGCTTCCCGTTGTGGGGCGACGCACGAGAGATAATGATAGGGCTTCTGACTAACTCGGAGTTCGATCCGGACAGAACTTATATCACTTGTCACGCTAAGTGTGCGCCACCAAACAGGAAAGTGGCAGCTAGTGAGTACGCAGTTTGCCGCCAGCACCTAGAGTACGAGCTATTCAAGTACGAGCCTCGCCTAGTAATCCTCCTGGGCTCAGAGGCCCTCAAGATATTCAACCTCCACGGCGAGGGAGGCATCACCCAGCTCCACGGCACCGCGTTCGACATGAAGTACCCTCATTGGAGTGAGGAGCTAGAGTTCCGCGTTATGCCAGTCTATCACCCGAAGCAGTTCCTTGCCACGGGTAACGTCAAGATCAAGAGCCTAATGCAGGAGGACTTGAACAAGGCTCGATCATTATTGGCTGACGGAAAGATCATCGATAATAAGTTTTATAACGCAACGTTCCAAGTAGTTGATTCTATTGAGGAATTAGCCAAGGTTACGGAGCTTATAAAATTACACGGTGTCTTTGCCTTTGATACGGAGTCTCCGGACCTCAATTTCATGTCCTCACCGTGTATTCTGCTGCAAATCTCGTGTGGCATCGGAAAGACATGGGTTATTCCTTTCTATAAGCACGATCCAACAGTAGAGTTCGGCTTCAAACTCAAGCCTACATGGATCAACGGCAAGCGAGCCGAGATAAACGACAAGCTCAAGGAGATTTTCGAGGACGAGACGATCGCCAAGTGCGCCCACAACATCAAGTACGATATGAACGTCCTGAGGCGGCACTGTGGCATCAGGGTCAAGGGATGGCTCTGGGATACCCAGATAATGCACCACCTACTAGACGTTACCCCTCCGCACGGCCTCAAGGAGCTAGCTGATGGGGAGTTCTTCTGTGGCAACTACGAGGGTCCAGTCCGAGATATCGTAGGGCATGGTCGAAAGCTTATTAAGACATATGATAACATACCGGACGAGATCCTGTGGCCATACGGTGCAACGGACGCCGAGCTAACCTATCGCCTGCTTGACACGTACTACCCAGACATTGTGCGCAAGGCTAACCTCATCAAGCTCTACACCGAGGAGTCGATGCCTCTCTTGTACACGCTGTCCGAGGCAGAGTACAACGGCAACCACCTTAACATTGATAACGTCAAGTCCCTTGGGGTCAGCTTCGACAATGAGATGGAAGAGATCCTGGTAGACTGCCGGACTGTCACCAACCCGGACTTCAACCCTAACAGCCACGATCAGGTAGCCAAGGCACTGCGGGAACTAGGTTTCGGGGAGGAGATCCTCAACGTCAAGGCTGTCAAGGGGTACTCGACCAACAAGAACACCCTCCTGAAACTAGACCCGGAAGACGTTCCACTAGCCAGGAAGATCATTAAGTACCGCAACAGGCAGAAGTTCAAGAGCACCTATGTTGACAACGCTATGAACGAAGTAGGTTCCGATGGTCGTATCCGGTACAACTTCAACATGGCCGGTTCGATTTCGGCTCGCCTAACCTGTAGCTTCCTGCACCAAATCCCGAAGTCCAAAGAGGACGACGTGAAGGCTGGCAAGCTGGTCATGAGAGATATGATCGATGAAGAAGAGGGATTTGTCTACTACTACGCGGACTACTCACAGATCGAACTGCGCGTGTTCGCTCAGCTTACAGGAGAGGAAGAACTCCTACAAGTCCTCTCAGATCCCTTGGGTGACGTACATCGTTTCACGGCGGCGGCTGCCCTCATGTGCGACCCTTCGGAAATCAGCGAATATAACCGAGGCGCTATAGGTAAGCCCATGAACTTCGGTATCATCTACGGTTCAGAGGGGGCGAGCCTAGCCAAACTAGAGTACGAGGACATTAAGACCAAGGAGCGCAAGCTTATCGGTGAAGAGATGGCCTACGGACTCGTGCGCAACTATCGGATGCGCTACCCAAAGATCGACGAGTACCTCAGCTTGACCCCGGACATTGCTCGCGGTCGTGGTAGTAAGGTAGTGACGATCTTCGGGCGAGAGATCCTGATACCAGACCTGAATCATAAGGAACAGTATCGCCGTGCCGAAGCGGAGCGATCAGCAACTAACGTATCGATTCAAAGCCCCGCCGGAGCAGTTTCGTTTCGCACGATGAGCATGATGCGTGAGGGTCTAGAGGGCTTGCAATTAGGGCCAGATGTTGCTAGACTAATCTGTAGCGTACACGATTCCATCTCCTACGGGGTGCGCAAGGAGTACGTGGAATGGTTCGATGTTGAATTCAAGAAGGTTGCACAGCGCCCAATCCCTGAGCTAGGTGGAATGGTTCTACCTATCAATAGTGGATGGGGTAATACCTGGGCAGAAGCAGAGAGGGCGGCACACTAATGAGCGACGAACGTACAGTATACATTGAAAGGGACGGACAGTTCCTCGAAGTCAAGCTGAACCCAGAGGCGTTTAGCATTGACGAGAGCGAGCTTGACCGGGAGCTTTGCAACATGGGGCGCATCATCTTCGAGCACGGAACGCTTGAAGCCGAAGCAAGACTTCGGGTGGGACGCCTCGACGCAGAGAAGGATAGGCTGGCCGCCGTGCTTGACTCGCAAATTCGTTCGGAATTCGCTAGACTAGGTGACAAGGCGACCGAAGCAAAGGTGGGACACGCCATCACAATCAATGAAGAATATCAGACCGTAGTGCAGGCGCTACTACAGGCAGAGAAGGACGCAGCGACTCTTCGCTGGTCCATGACCGCGTTGACACACAAGAGCGAGTGCTTGCGTGCGTTGGCATACCGAGAAAATCAATCAATGAAAGCAGACAGGTAAGGAATAACAACATGGCTCTAGTAGAATACAAACGAAACGATGAAGCACTAAACCGCGCACGACAATCAGACCGAGACGGTGAGAACCGTAACTTCGCTCTCACACTCAAGGGTGGCCGCACTACGATCCGCGTAATGCCTTCCTATAGTGAGAAGGGCGTGTGGTTCCATGAGGTCGTAGAGCATTTCATTCAAGGGAAGAACCGTTCCTTTGTTTGCTCACAGAATTCAGCGGGCCGATGCCCTATCTGTGAGCACGGTGCGGGTCTAGCAGCGCAGGGCAACGAAGAGGCAGCGAAGAGCTTCAAGGCTTCGACACGATTCCTCATCAACGTTCTTGTGTTGAGTGATCCAAACGGTAAGGTGTCCATCAAGGACGGGGTCAAGGTAATGAAGATTCCTTCGACCGTCAAGCTGGCACTACTCGACCTGGACACAGACCTAGGTGGTGGCTACGGTGATATCATCAACTTCCACACAGGCATGAACGTCAACGTAGATCGGACAGGGATGGGCCTTACTACCAAGTATACGGTAAAGGTCGTACCCCAGCGCACGAGCATCGTTGATACGATTCAGCAAGAGGGACTCAGCCTTGATAGCTTCACGCTACATGCGCTCGATCAGTTCGCTCCCGTGAAGTCGTATGATGACTTGGTTGCGGAGTTCGGTGCCCTCATGTCAGATGCCCCGGCACCACAGGCCCAGCCAGTACCGGCTCCCGCTACCATTCGGGCAGCAGGCACGCCAGTACCGGCTCCGCTACCTCAGGGTGTACCAACAGTGCAGGGCTTCACAGTCTCGGCACCAAAGGTCAACGTGCTTATGGCTCCTCCAACCTTCCCGACAAAGGCTTAATCCATGACGTTCAAGAAATTCACAGACAATGAGAAGCAGACAATGGCAGCCGAGTATGCTCTAGGCACGGGCCTACAAACCCTCGCCTCTAACTTCGGCGTCAGCGTACCTACCATGGCGAAGTACGTTCGGGCAGGCGGTGGTACTATCCGCAAGCCCGGTACGGTATGCAAGCAGGCGATAGTGGCGGTCGAGATTGCAGTACCAGACCTAGCCGAAGTAGTAGTGTCCGAACCAGTAGCCGTGCCCGTGCGTGTGCTACTTCCGATGGACTAATGGCTACTAAGGACGAGTCAAATAGCATCCTAGATGCTCTGAACAAAGCGAAGATCGGAGGGGAAGACGGTGCCGGTGCCTCAGGCTATGGCACCGATCTTTCCCTCGCGTCTCACGTAGCGTTCGGCATCCCGTCGCGCATCCCGCAGCTCGACCTCTCTATGGGACGCCCAGGTTACCCAGCGGGTCGCATAGTAGAGTTGTTTGGCCTCCCGGCCAGCGGTAAGACTACGGCTGCCTACCATGCCATGGCACAATGCCAACGCATGGGAGGGCTCAGTGTCCTCATCGACACCGAGCGCACGTTCGATCCAGCTCGCGCAGAGCAATGCGGTATCGACGTGAAGCGACTACTGGTATCAGAAGCTAACGACATCGAGGAGATCTTCGAGAAGATCGAGACGATGCTAGAGGCGTATGATAAGGACGAGAAGTTAAAGGCTAGCCCAATAGCTATCTGCGTAGACTCTGTAACAGCCGTAGAGACTCGCTACAACAGCACTCGCGGTATGGAATTGGAAGTCCGTGTAGGTGAGGATGCCCGAGCTATTCGCCGAGGACTCCGCAAGATCAACAAGAAGGTAGCAGACCTCAAGGTGTGCCTGTTCTTTATCAACCACTCTACTGCCCTAATCGGCAAAGCGTTTGGTAAGCAGTCAGATTCCTCAGGCGGAAACGGCATCAAGTTCTTAGCCAGTGTCCGTGTGGAGTTCGCCTTCGTTCAAAACTTGACAGAGGGTAAGGAAGACAAGCAGCGCCGTGGGCAGATCGTCAACCTGTCCCTCATCAAGAACAAGGTAGAGAAGACCCACGCTCCAGTTGTCAAGGTTGAGCTAACAGAGAACGGCTTTGATATATACGAGGGTCTCTTCGAGGCTTTCCAAACCATCGGCGCTCTTGAGCGGGTCAACAACATCAACTGGCACTTCATCCCGACTCAGACCACGTTGACCAAGAAAGAATGGCGAGCCTTGATTGATAGTTACGCTAACAAGGAAGGCGTCGTCTTAGGTATAGACGGGTTCTACAAATACTTCTTGCGTCTAGCAGCGAACGACAATCATATCACAATCTACGGTGGGCCAGTTGATACTTGAAATCTCCTTGTCCGTAATACTTAGCCCTGAGGATATGGGATTCTACATAGGACCGTATACAATAGAAGCAGAGAACGCGGAAGGTATGGACGCTACTACGCTTATAGTTAAGCTTTGGGTATTCATGATGCAGTTCACAGTCTTCACGGATCGCCATAAGAAATGAAAAACTTTGTAGTCTTCTCCGACCTGCACCTTCATCAGTGGCAGTATGGCTCACGTCTTATCGACGGAAGGAACTCTCGCCTTGAGCAACAAAAAGAAGTCGTCCAATCCATTGTCCGGTACTGCACAGAAAAGGATATCCCCCAGTGTGTATTCACAGGAGATCTCTTTCACACTAGCACTGTCACAGCCGAAGTTGCCCAAGCTGCACACGAAGCGTTCAAAGGCTTCAAAGAAAACGGTATCGAACTCACGATCCTTGTCGGCAACCACGACCAAAGTAGTAGAACAGGCGGATCTCATGCCTGTTCTTGGCTTTCAGACCATGGGCAGCTTATTGACACGGGTGTGGGCACAACAACTGTACAAACAATTGGAGGACTGGACTCCTATTTTTTCCCTTACACCGGAGACGAAGGAGTCCTACGAGGATGGCTGTCTTCCATCGGAGAAGGAAGATCCTTTTGCTTCTTTCATCAAGGCGTAGGCGGTGTCGAAGTCAACTCCAAAGGATTTACCCTCAATGAAATCCTTACTCCTGCTCTCATTCCTGGGAATTGTGCTATGGCTTTTAGTGGCCATTACCACTCTTTCAAACCAGTTACAAGCAATCTCATCATTCCTGGGTCCACCGTCCAACTCAATTGGGGAGACGAAGGAGAACCCAGAGGATGGCTCGACGTTACAGTAGACGGAGAGCAGGTCACTGAGGTCAATCTAATACAGTCACAAGCTTCCAAGTTCATCACGCTAAACGAACAGGACTTTGATTCCAATGGCGCAAATAATCCACTACCAAGCTTGGTTGGAAACTATATCCGGGTACTCTCTTCGGGCGCTTATAGCCCAGAAGAGTTGTCAAATCTTGTTCTCCAATTCGGTGCGGCCTCATGCGAAGTTAAAACCGTCTACAAAGAAAACCCGGCCTTCAAAACGACAGCCACGGTAGCATCACTGAATGAGGTTATCTACTCCTTCGCTAAAGCTAAGGAGAAGGCTGGTATCATTTCAGAATACGACAGCGGAATAGGGGAGCGGTTGCTCAAGGGCAACTACTGTGTGCCTCAAATATGACATTGATATTCGTAGACTGCGAAGCTTGGGGCGGGTGCCCTGCTACCGGAGACTTGACTGAGTTCGGAGCCGTAGCCTATCCTAGTATGCGAACCTTCCACGGGGTGCTAGTTAAGACGGAACCAGATCCAGCCAACCCTGTCTGCCCTATGCCTAAAGCGAAGTGCTCAGACGCAGTTCGCTACACGGTGTTCCTTGCTTTCCTAAAGTGGATAGAAGAGAACAGCGACGGTGCGCCCGTGTTCATCTCAGACAACCCGGCGTTTGATTGGCAATGGATCAACGATGGGTTCTGGCGCTCACTAGGTTTCAACCCTATGGGCCACTCGGCTAGACGCATAGGTGACTTCTACGCTGGGCTCGTCGGAGACTTTAGTAAGGCTTCCAAGTGGAAGAAATTGCGTATCACTAAGCACGACCACAACCCAGTGCATGATGCTATAGGAAATGCAGAAGCATTCAGGCGCATGTTGGCAGGCGAACGATGAGACTGTTAAACTTCAAGGCACAAAATTTGTTCTCTCTTGGCGATGTCGAACTTGACCTCGATAAGCGAGGACTACTACTTGTCACAGGCCATAGCCTGGACGAAGGGGGCGCAAATGGATCAGGAAAATCTTCCTTGTCGAGCAAAGGGATCGTGTGGGTGCTCTACGGAAACACGGCCGCAGGTGACAAAGCCGATGCAGTCATCAACCGCTTTGCCGAAGAGGATGCTACGTGCAGCGGGAGCATCAATATGGAGTCTGGTGATGGCCAGCAGTTTCGCATTGTTCGGAGCCGTCGTCCTAACCGACTCACTGTTATTGACGTGGCTACGGGTACGGATATTTCTTGCAAGACAGAAAAAGATACTCAAGCAATGGTGGACAGGCTCCTCGGTAGAAGCCGTGAAACCTTTTTGCAGACGGACTTCTTTGGACAGGGGAAGGCCGCGAACTTCCTCGACCTCACGCCCAAAGCGCAAGCGGAACTCTTAGAAACTATACTGCCCTTTGAACAGCTTACGCAACTAGCTGATAACACTAAGGATTTCCTGACGAAGCTCAAAGTTGTCCAGTCTAGTTGTGAACGCCACGTTGCAGAGCACAATGGTAAGATGCTAGAATGCCAGCGCCAAGAGCGAGAGCTATCTACTTCGATCGATGCCTGGGAGCGACAGCACGATGCTTCGATCGTCTCCCTAACAGAAGAGGTCGCCAAGCTTGAGGCCAACGATCCCGTCCTCACTAAGATAGACGAGCTTAAAAAACTGGTGGTGACGCTACCTACCAAGAATGAGACCGACATGTTGGTGGTAGGGACCAACGCTATCATAGGGATACTAATAGATCAACGGGACGCCCACCTGAAAGCTATAGGGGAGTGGCGGGTGGTGGCAGGCCGCAAGCTAGTAGAGCCAGTAAACAATGCGTGCCCTACCTGTAAGCAGAACATGCCCCCGGAACAGTTCGACGCCCTACTAGGCAAACATATACACGACAGCATGGACATCGTTCACGCCGAGAAGACTGTTAAAAAGTATACCGAAGTCCTAAACCAATTAGAGCAGTCTATTCGAGAAGCTCAGGCGCAACAGGCTTTGGCTTCTGAAAACAGTAGGAAGCTCAACCAGGTAGACTTAGAGATTGCGCAGCTAGAGGCTACACGCAACAACGACAACTTAGCTATACTAAGACAGAAGCTAGAAAGTGTAGAGCTAGAACGTAATCCATACGAACATCTATATAACGCCAACGCAACAGCATTAAAGTATGCGGTGTCTTCCTTAGGACACCACAAGAACCGCGTGGAGGCCATCGAGAACGACCGCAAGGCTTTGGAGTTCTGGCAGGCAGCGTTCGGCAAAGAGCTTAAGAATGAATTTTTGAATCAAGTTTGCCCTTTTATCGAAACAAAAGCTAATATACACCTTGGGGGTATGGGCAATGGCCAAATCAAAGTTAAGGTCTCCACAACCAAGACTCTCAAGAGCAACGACAGTAAATCAGAGTTCAATGTGGCCGTGTATTCTAACACCGGGGGAGCTACTTACGATGCTCTATCGGGGGGAGAACGCCAAATCGTCAATTTTGCGTTTGGACTGGCTCTCTCCGATCTTGCCGAGTCGCAAGTAGATGGGCCGTCTTATTTCATGGTTCTGGACGAACCTTTTATGGCGCTCGACGCAAGGAATTCCGAGAACCTAGTTACCTACCTGACCGGCTACTTAAAGAGCAAGAAGGAAACAATCCTGCTCGTGAGCAACGAAGAAACCTTGAAAGCACTGATCCCTAACAGTATTCAAGTAGTAAAAGAAAACGGGGTATCGAGACTAGACGATGCATAATCCTACACTAAAAGATCCCCTGACAGAACGCCTGCTCCTGGCACACGAGCTAGGCATAGACGTTCAAGGCCGCGCAGTATACCTGATGGGGGAGTTTGGTGGGGAGTGTGATGTTATCGAGATGGTCCTGACGAACCTACGCTTCCTATCCAGCCCAGTTCAATTCCCCGGGACTTACCTAGAACCTATCCATATGGTGATCGACAGTCCTGGCGGTGAGGACATTGCGATGTTCCACCTCTACGACTTCATGACTACTTGCAAGACCCCTATCTATACTGCCGCCATCGGGGAAGTTTGCTCGGCCGCAGCTCTCATCTTGGTGGCGGGAGAGAAGGGCCACCGCACTGCTACCCCTAACTGTATGTTCATGACCCACAAAGGCAAGGTCGGGTTAGGCGGGGACGATGATGAGATCGAGGCACAGGCTGCGTTGCAGTCCCTCATGAGCGACCGATACTGGAAGCTACTACAGCGGCACACCAACCTCACCGCTACCCAGTGGCTCTCCAAGAGTAAGCATAAGGGAGAGCTTTGGATTAACGCAGACACCATGATCGAGTACGGTGTCGTAGACTCTATAATCCATACGACAGACGTATGGCCGGTACTCAGCACTAAAAAGCTTCGCACCCGCGTCAAGGAAGTGATCGAATCAGAGGAAGAAGATGATGAGTAAAGTAGATTTCTTTGGTCATTTCTTTTACGCTTCCCTATTCCTAGGGATGCTACTGCTATCAGCCAAGGACTTCCGAGGCTGGGCGTTCCGCTTTGCCGGTGAAGTAGGCTGGATCGGCATTGGCCTAGTCATGGGCATGAGTTCCATCGTAGTATGGGGCCTGGCTTTCATGGTGGTGGATGTGCTAGGTTACCTTCAGTGGCAGGCAGAGCACGAAACTCTAGCAATGGAAGAGCGACTCGAATCACGCGAAGAACAAAAGCGACCTCTCCCCCCAGCCGAACTATTAGGTGCCCTACAAGATGTAGTCCACACAAACATAGGTATGTCACGACCAGCAAAGTCAGTAAAGGTAAAGAATAATGCCAAGCAGAAACTTCCACGACGTGTTCGCCCACCAGCCAGCAAGCCCAAAGCCAAAGCGAAAAGGAATCCGCCCCGCCAGCGCAAAACAGAAGGGAAGAAAGTGGCAGCAAAACGTAGCCGCCCTACTAACCGAAAAGTTCGGGCTGGAGGAAGGCGATCTCGTAAGTAGACCGATGGGCTCCGGTGGCGCTGACATTATGGCCAGTCCAGCAGCCCGCAAAGCATTCCCGGTTACGGTCGAGTGCAAGAAGACCGCAGCCGATCCAGGACACAAAGCCCTGGAGCAAGCAAGATACAACGCCGCCAAAGGCACTATCGGTGCCGTAGTATGGCAGACCACAGGCGAGGGTGGCGAGAAGGGTGAGATCCGTTTCGATCTAGTCGAATTCATCGACTGGTATAAGCAACTGGTAAGGAACTCCGACAATGGCAAAGTATAGAGCAAAGACTTGGTTCATCTTCCCAGACATCCACTTCCCTGACCATGACGAAGCAGCACTAGAGGCCGCGCTAAAGGCTCACGCCATAGTCAAGCCTGACTACACCTTGTTCCTTGGTGACGTTCTTGACTGCGCTATCTTCTCGGCTCACCCGAAGCGTAAGATCAGCGAGAACCAGTCTTACGACTTCAAGAAGCTTGAGGTCGATCCTTGCAACAAGATGCTCGACCGTGTTCAGAAGAACACAAAGATTCACACACACTTTCTGGGAGGGAATCATGAGGAACGGATTGAGCGATGGGCTGTGGGCGCTGGTGCTGTTGGGGAATCTTTATATTCTAGCATATCCCCTGAGCACACGCTGGCTTCTGGCCGCAAGAACTTCTCTTATACTCATTATTCTCCTACCACTGGCGATCGCCTTGGGTTCGTGCAGCTAGTCAAGCCTTCTCCTATCATGAGGACGGGCGGACTCGTGGCGGTACACGGCTGGTCATTTAGCAAGCACGCCGCTTACGTGCATCTAGAGAAGTCGCGTAGCCAGAGCATCGTCTTCGGGCACACACACCGGGCACAAACAATCGTAAGCCGGGACACTTGGACGGGATCTCCTATCAAAGCTTTCAACCCGGGCACACTGAGCAAGTTGCAACCTCTATACATGACGAGCAACCCTAGCGAATGGTCTCACGGATTTGCTATAATCTACGTGGGTACCCGGTCGTGGACTGAGTACTGCGTCAACATTAATAGCGGGTACGCAGTCCTACCGGACGGAACCGAAGTCAAGGGATAAATGTTCCCATTCATAACCCATGAAGCGTGGGCAGAGTATCTCCGAGCTAACGGATACGACCCTGCCGCGTTTGCCGCTGGCACTAGCTATGAAGAGTCTACTAAGTGTGAGATTTGCAAAGCGGAACTAAATGACGACCCCTACGTTATATTAGAGCCTCCTCCCGGACTTATCGTTAGGCGCATATTCCATATGGCATGTCTAACGGCACACTTGGCGGCTCACGTTGACGATCTTAAAGACGAACTAACTAACTACATTAATCGAAAGATCGTATCATCGTGATTAACAAAGACATAGAGTTCAAGCTCACAGATAATTTCATTTCCAAGTACAAAGGAAAGCAACCGGCGTGGGGGCCACTCGGTTACTTCACCTATAAGCGTAGCTATGCCCGCGACAAGGGCAACGGTCGGACAGAAGAGTTCTGGGAGACAGTTCAGCGTGTAGTTGAAGGCACCTTCCTCATCCAGAAGCTGCACTGTAAGCAGCACCATCTCACCTGGGATGAACGACGTGCCCAACAGAGCGCGCAAGAGATGTATCGCCGGATGTGGGACTTCAAGTTCCTCCCCCCCGGGCGTGGCTTGTGGGCCATGGGTACAGACTTTGTACTAGAGAAGTCTTCCGCCCCGCTATACAACTGCGGGTTCATTAGTACCAAGAACCTCAAGGACGATCTTAGCTTCCCTTTCGCATGGCTCATGGACATGAGCTTGATGGGTGTTGGGGTTGGGTTCGATACCTTGGGAGCTGGACAGCTATGGCTTAAAAAGCCTCGCCGAACAAAGGACATTCACGTAGTAGATGACAGCCGAGAGGGCTGGATTGAAGCCTTTAAAAGGATACTCGACTCGTTCGTTGGGGCCAATACCCTACCCGAGAGCTTCGACTACAGTAACATACGACCCGCTGGAAGCCCCATCAAGACGTTCGGAGGCATAGCCCCTGGCTCTGATCCTCTCCGCCACCTATTGGAGCGTACAGAGGCGTATATGCAGGGCTACGTAGATACAGATAGCCCTGTAGACAGCTCCTTTATAGTAGACATTATGAACTTTGCCGGTGCCTGTGTGGTAGCCGGAGGCACCCGCCGCACCGCTGAGATCGCCTTTGGCAGTCCCGATGACGCCGAGTTCCTATCCCTAAAGACGCCAGACAAAGTAGCCGACCCGGCGTTCGCCCGCTGGGCCTCAAACAACAGTGTAACAATGGAGATCGGTGATGACTATTCCAAGTTGGCTGAACAAACAATGGTTAATGGAGAGCCTGGTTACTTGTGGCTTGATAACGCTCGTCACTTTGGTCGGCTCAAAGACCCTCGTAATGAGCATGATCGCAACGTCATGGGTACTAACCCTTGTGGTGAGATTACACTCAACCACGCTGAACTCTGCAATATCGTGGAAACTTTCCCAAGCAACCATAGTAACTTGGACGACTATCTACGTACTCTTAAGTATGCTTTCCTCTATTGTAAAACTGTTACCCTATTAGCCACGCATTGCGACCTGACTAATCAGGTGCAGATGAAGAACCGACGTATTGGAGTTAGCCAAAGTGGCATCGTTGAGAACATTAACAAAGTGGGCCTACGAGAACATCTTCGTTGGTGCGATAAGGGCTATTCCGATCTTAAGACCTGGGATCAAGTCTATTCCGACTGGCTCTGTGTACGGAAATCCATCAAACTCACCACAGTTAAGCCATCTGGGACCGTGTCCCTGCTCCCCGGCAAGACCCCTGGAATTCACTATCCTCATTCGGAATTTTATGTACGTCGAATTCGAATCTCGAAAAACTCTGATCTCGTGCAAACGATGCGAGAGGCGGGCTATAGTGTAGAGCCAGACGTATATGAGAAAGATCACACGATGGTAGTGGAGTTCCCTATCCATGAACCTAACTTCCAGAAACGTAAAGAAGACGTTTCAATGTGGGAGCAGCTTGAACTGGCAGCGCTAATGCAGTCCGAGTGGGCCGACAACAGTGTCTCTATCACCGTCACGGTTAAACCTGAAGAAGGTAAAGACCTTGCTCGCGCCATGGAAATGTTTGAGACTAGACTCAAGTCGGTCAGCTTCTTGCCTCTCAACGATCACCAGTACAAGCAAGCGCCCTACGAAGAGATTGACAAAGACACCTTCGATAAGCTATGCTCAGGACTGAAGAAGCCGAAGTTCAAAACCTTCGAGGCCAAGGAAGCCACTTTCTGCGATGGAGATAGCTGTGAGTACAAACCCCCCGGAGCCTAAAGCTCGACTAATATCCATAACTAGGTCTATGATCGACGAGGTATATGAGGCTCGTACTACTGAGCCTCTTATCGCCTATACAGCCCGGGTATCTAACCCGGCAGGTCAGATGAACAATGAGACCACACCTAAGCTACTTGCCTACCTTATCAAGAACAAGCACTGGTCGCCCTTCGAGATGGTGAGCATGACCGTGGAGATCAAGACAAGTCGGGCCATTGCCCAGCAGATACTACGTCACCGCAGCTTCTCCTTCCAAGAGTTTAGCCAGCGGTACGCCAAGGCCACAGAGTTTGAGATCTACCCGGCGCGACGACAGGACGTGAAAAATAGGCAGAATAGTATTGATGACATGTCGGAAGCAGATAAGGGTTGGTTTGAATATGCCCAACGAACTATTCAGAACCATTCTGTGGATCTTTACGATTTAGCTCTGGCAAAGGGGATAGCCAAGGAGCAAGCCCGATTCCTCCTCCCCCTGGGCACAGCCACCACCCTATACATGAGCGGCACCGCCCGATCGTGGATTCATTACCTACAGCTTCGCACCGAGCCGGGCACGCAGCTTGAGCATCGGGAGATCGCCGAGGATATCAAGACTATCTTCTGCGGCCAGTTCCCATCTACAAGCGAGGCGCTTGGGTGGAAGTAATCATCTTCATAGTGTTCATCCTCATACTAAGTGGGGTCTTCGACGGGAGTATTCGCTAATGGAAACAGGCAAGTACGAGCGTAACTGGTTCACCAAGATGGACATTTACCGCCGACCTGGGGAGCTATACCTAACAAGGTATGTTCTATTTCGTACCCCTCTTGTGAGCGCTTACATCCACTGCTTCCATATCAGCGACTATACTACTCCCCACGATCACCCGGCTAATTTCTTCTCGTTCCCTCTAACCGAGGGCTACTTGGAGCACCTACCGGACGGCACCACGGTAGATAGGAAACCTTTCCGCCCTAAGTTCAGGACAGGGGAAGAGTTCCATTGGGTAGAGCTTCGTCCTGGGACAGAGGGTAAGGTGTGGACCTTCTTCATGTTCTTCCGCCGCCGCAGGGAGTGGGGCTTCCTAACCAAGGTAGGCTGGATGCACCACGAAGACTATCAAAATGTGCTAAACTACGATGAGAAAAGACGAACCGATTTTGAGTCGGAACTGGGGTAATATACTTTATGAAGCAAGGTCTGACATTTGACGACGTGGCTCTCGTGCCTGTGTTTAACAACGTAGAATCGAGGACAGCTCCCGACGTTAGTACTAGGTTAACCTCTGGTGTCCTCGCGGCTATCCCTATCATAGCTAGCAACATGGACTCGGTGATTGGACCAGACCTGGCTAAGGTACTGGTAGACGCAGGAAGCGTGCCAATCTTTCACCGATTTACTACTTTCGAGAATAAGGTAGCGTGGATAAATGCTTTTCCTAGTGCTTTTCTTTCTTGTGGTATCCGTACCGGAGACTTGGTTGAACTAGAGAAGCTCTTAGAAGAGACTGAACTCCGGGGAGTTTGCTTTGATATCGCTCACGGACATGATAGTCGTCTGCTAGAAACCATTGACAAACTTAAGAGCAAGTACACAGAACTAGAGGTCATTGCTGGAAATGTATGCACTACTGATGGTTATAGGGATCTTGTTAATGCTGGGGCCACAGCGGTTAAGGTCGGGATCGGGCCTGGAGCAGCTTGCACGACACGAAAAGTTACGGGCTTCGGGGTTCCCCAATTTACGGCTATTCAAGATATTGCGGCCGTCAAGAAAAAGCTACTTGTACCAATCATTGCTGACGGTGGAATCCGAGGATCGTCCGACATCGTAAAAGCTCTGGCAGCCGGTGCCGATTCGGTTATGATAGGCAAGCTGCTAGCCCTGACCAATGAGAGTGCCGCTCCTAAAAGAGGGTCGATGCACAAGGCTGGACAGGTAGTTCATTACATACCGGGCCAAGGGTTCCCAAGTGTGGCACCTTATGAGGCCAAGTACCGTGGCCAAGCCAGCGCCGACTTCCAAGAGGATTACTTCGGGGCTACGAAGGATGGCACAGTCCCTGAGGGTGAAGCCTTCTGGGCACCTGTGTCCGGCCCCGCCATTGATACCATCCAAAGGTTGCTCGCCGGCTTGCGCAGCGGTATGACCTACGGCGGTGCCCGTTCTATCCAGGAGCTACAGCGGAAGGCCGAGTTCGTTCAGGTGACGGGGCACTACGCAGCAGAGAGTAGCCCTCGGCCATAAAATAAGCTAAACTAGGGAAGTACATGAGACCAAGCGCAGCATCACTAGCGGTTAGAGAGTTCCACGAGACCTTCGATATCCCGAAGGCCCACCCATCAGATATTCAGTCGGTGGCTTTTAGGATGCGCTTGATTAGTGAAGAGTACCGAGAGGTGCTAGCGGCTGCGAGGGAGATGCCGGCAGGTAAGGAGCACTTCTTAAAGGAGCTATGCGACCTGGCCTATGTAATCTACGGGACAGCAGAAGCGTTCGGTTGGAACCTAGACGAGGCCATCGAGCGCATTCACCTTAGCAACATGAGTAAGCTGGACGCAGAAGGTAAGCCGATCCACCGCGAGGACGGCAAGGTAATGAAGGGTCCAAATTATAAGGAACCTTATCTGGGAGATCTGGTATGAAGGTAGCGTTTATGGGAGAGCTAGAAAGCGCCATCGCAGAGTGGGTGTCTAAGAATGACAAGCACGGTAGAGGTTTCGTAGGTCAGGAATTTACGAACAAGATGTACCCCTTCCCTGATATCGAGACGGCCATTGACAACCTGCTGGCGCAGGGCGTACTCGTACTCGATGACGGCTACCTGGTATTTAAGGAAGTCGAAGACGACGCCCCAGAAAGTTATCCTAAGGGGATACAGCATATGCTTGATACTATCATCAACACTACACCTAAGGACGGGCACGGCGGATTCTCTAGCCAGTTGCTCGATCATGTCTCAAACGAATACAAGGCTTTCCATACAGACCAAGCGGTCCCCGATTACATCAAGGCGGTTATGACAGCTAACGAGAAGAACGCAGCAGATAGTGCATCAGAAATTAATATGACAAAGGTAAGAAGTGCTCTGGAGAAGCTTGGGGTAGACACAGACAAGAACCCGGCAGTCCATAGTCCCTCGCACTATACACGAGGCGGCATCGAGACCATTGACTTCATCGAAGCCAAGGGTCTTAACTTTCACCTAGGCAACACGGTCAAGTACGTTTCACGGGCAGGCTTCAAGCAGGACGCCCTTCTCCAAGACCTTGAGAAGGCGCTCTGGTACTTGACCCGAGAGATCAACCGCCTTAAGACACAGGAACCATAATGGCATTTCGCGGTAAAGAATGGTCTCCTCCTGATGCGGAGGAAGTAGCTTCGTTCATCAAGGATCGTATGTCCTTGACTGAACTTTCGATGGACTCCCTCAAGGACGTTCTATCCCACGCTCAGTTCGAGAGTATGTCAGCCGTTGAAGATGATTCACCTCAAGTTCAAAAATCTTCAGCTCACATAGCGACTACAAATACAGCTTACTATAAACACATTCAAGCCACCACTAAGAATACAGACCGGTCGGAGATGGTTAACATCGTCCTGCCAGTCTACAACTCGCTGCACCTTGTTCGAGAGTGTATCGCCGCCGTGGTAGCTGAGACTCATTGGCCATACCACTTGACCATCGTAGATGACTCTAGCGATAAGCACACCAACGAGGAGCTACAGAAGATCGTGGCGTCGTACCCGTCGCAGACGATGAGCTTACTCACCAATCGAAAGAACCGGGGCTTCGCGGCTACGGTTAACCGTGGTGTGAAGGCGCTTGAAGCTACCTGTAAGTATACTTGTTACCTCAACTCCGACGTGCTAGTCACGCCTTACTGGCTAACCAAGATGGTAACAGCTCTCAATGCTGACCCACGGAACAAGATTGTCAACCCTGTGACGAACAACACGGCCCTCATCGGCGTAGGCATGTCCCAAGGCCATAGTTATAGGGCCATGAACAAGTCACTAGAGATGACTACCTCACGCGCGTACCCGGAGATTATGCCTACTGGGTTCTGCTTCTTATTCGCCAACGAGCTAATCAAACACGTCGGCTACCTAGACGAAGCTTACGCCAACTTCGGCGAAGAGACTGACTTTTGGATGCGCACGATCACGTATTCGGATGGCAAGACATTCGATCGTTGGCGCGCTGTTCTCGCTGACGATACCTACGTCTTCCACCAGAGGGGCGCAAGCTACGCTACTCTAGGGGAAGAGCAGCACATGAACTTCCGCAAGATGGCAAGTGGGCGCTTTCGACAGACGTGGCCCACATGGCAAGCGTGGAACAAATCTATAGGCATGAAGGACATTGAAGCCATTCGCAAAGCCCGCAAGGGTAGCGCAGTACAAAGTGTACTCGATAAGGTTATTACCCCGGCCATTTGTTTCGTCACCCACAGCGTAGAGGCTTGCGGTGGGATGCATCTCATAGCTGATATAGTTAACGAGATAAACGACAAGGGCGGTGACGCCCGAGTAGTGCAGATCCCTCGGCCAGACAAGCCGCCAGGTGAAGCTATTGGCGAGCTGCGCATCGCGCCACACGTTTTCCCTTCAGCCGCAGAATTCATAGCTCGCTTTACGTCTACAGTGTTCCCGGAGGGCCTAGTCATAGCCGCTACGTCAGAGCTAGCGCCTGTTGTAGCAGAACTCTGTGCCGTCAACCCAAGGCTTACTCCGGTACTGCACGCTCAGTCTTACGAGCCATTCTTGGTGCCAGACGCAGCCCTCTCCAAGATGCTAGAAGGGAACTTCGGCTTCATCCCTACGGTTATCAGTACGTCGGAATGGATCACGAAAGAGATCAAAGCTCTGCCGAACTTTAGCGGCGAAGTTCTTGCCACCATCAACCCGGGCGTTAATCGAGATATCTTCTACAAGGGCGACCGCTCTTTAGGGGACGACCGCCTCACAGTTATGGTTGCCGTCAACCCTCAGTATCCTTTCAAGGGTGCTGATCGTGGGGTGGAATTCATACGAAGCCTAATGGGCATGGCTAGAAAAGCAGGCAAAGAACTGCGTGTACTAGCCACAGGAGCCACAGGGATAGCTGGCTCACCAGAGATACTGTGTCAGGGTATCCTTCCGCGCACGCGCTTGGCGCGGTTGCTAACTACAGAAGTAGACCTGTTCGTAGACCCTGCGCTAAACCACTCTTACGGTATGCCTATTCTTGAGGCCATAGCGTGTGGTGTCCCTGTCTTAGGTTGGGACAACCGAGGCATCCGCGAGTACTTGCCAAAAGGGTACACTCCGAACGACCCAATCATAGTGAATAGCGCGAGCGCAGCGGAACTAGCAACGAGGGCTTTCGATGTTCTCTTCACAACAAAGAACCTACAGGAAGTAGGCCAGGCACAATACAAGACTGCGATGATAGACTGCCATGACCGCAAGGTCAGTGTTGATCGCTTCATCGACTGTCTGAAGAAGAACTTCATGTGGGATAAGCCGCGTCATACTATCGTAGTAGTAACGCCTCACCTACGCAAACACGGCGGCCCTACCACGATCATCACCATGGCCAACGAGCTAGCGAAGCGTGGGCACAACGTTACGATTGCGACCGTCTACTCAGACATTAATCCTGAGGTAGTCCGGTACACTGATCTGCCTATAGTCCTTCTTAACCAAGACGCTACCAAACTTCCGCCTTGTGATTTGCTCATTACTAACTCGGACAATCCACTTAACCCCAATTTCTCTAAGCTCTGCCCTCAGGCTAAGCGAAAGATCATGCTCAAACTCAGCCACAATCCTCGCTTCAAGTCTCTAGAAGAGATGGGTCTAAACTGTGAGTGGGACGCCATCGTCACCAGCAGCCAGTGGCTCGCAGATATATGCGAGAACCCGGCACCGGACTGGAACTACAAGCCGGTCAAAGCGACTCGCATCGGATGGTTCCACTACAACTTCGAGTCCATGCAACGGAACATAAAGCGGAAGCGCTTCGTCGGGATCATCGGAAAAGACCAAGTGACGGTCACAACCTTGATTCACGCCCACCCTAGCAAGGGTTCTCAAGACGCAGGCAATATCTTCGCGGCTATTAAGAAAGCACACGGAGATAAAGTTAAGTTAATCGGAGTAGGTGAAATACCGTCTGCCGAAGTGAAGCTACAAATTCCGGGCATGGAATATGTACAGTCCCCTTCCAGACAGGAGATGGCAGACCTCATGTTCAAGACGGACATTTGGCTCGGCTGTTCACACGGAGAAGGTCTTGGACGTTTGGCGCTAGAAGCTATGACAGGTCTAGCGGCGTGTGTTCTCACGGACACAGGAGCCGAGTACGTAGCAGACGATGTTAACGCTCTAGTTTCTCCTGTCGGAGACTTGAATGGCTTGGCAAACAAAGTCAATGAACTTATACTAAACGCAAGCCGTCGTCGCGAGATCGCCATAGCGGGCTATAGTACTGCTAAGGAACTGGCGAACCCGGCAGAATTCACTGATACTCTTGAGAAGGTAATCGCTGATGTCTTCAACGTTTAGTCGCGGAATTGCTATCTGTACGTATAATCGTGCGGATCAAATAGATCAGGTTATCCAGGCTGTCCTAGACACCAAGCCAGAAAATGCGCGCCTTATCGTGTGCGATGATGGCAGCACAGATGATACATACTATAAAGCATCGCGCCGCCATCCCGACGTTACCTTCATCACTGGAGAAAATTTAGGGGTAGGTGCCAACAAAAATAGAGCGATGTACCTACTTCGGAACTTCGACTTCATTACGATTCTAGAGGACGACCTAGTGCCTACCGAGTCTGGGTGGTTCGAGATGTATGAGAAGTTCGCTTTGCACACAAACACTCACCACTTTTGTCGTGTGCAAGATAAGTTCGTGGACGAAACAGTCCCTGACTTTGCTGCATGGTGTAAAGATAAATTGCAACTTACTCCTATTTATGGACCAACGCCTCGCGGAGACTTGACGTTCTTTACCAACATGGTAATCCGTAAGGTAGGAGCGTTCCACCCTGATTTCAAAGGAGTAGGCCACGCTCACGGACAGTGGAGCGATCGAGTTGTAGGCGCTAGTCTAGTGCATCATCCTAACAAATGGATTGATATTAAGGAAGCCGCCGACAAGTTCATACAATTAGGCGACACATCTGGCGGACGCTGGTTGCGTCCTCCTAAGGATGTTAAGGCAGAGATTAAAGCCAATGCCGCAATTCGTAAGACTCTCAATGAACTGAATCCTGTTGTTTACATTGAACCTTTCCTGCCATGAAGATAGCTCTTAGTTACAGATTGGACTTGTACCCGGTAGAAGATGTGCAAGGGTCTGCTAAGCAACGGGGTCGAGCCGTACCTGTTGCAGTAGAGTCTTACGCTCGCTGTGTGGATCGGGCGTTCGTGGCCCTAGGCCATGAGACAACAAACGTCTACGGTTCTCATACAAAATGGTGTCCGCAAGGCTTCGACTTATACATGGAACTAGATAACGGGAGAGACGGACAAGGCAGATTGAGCTTCGGCCAGCAGTTTGACCGAAGTGACATACAAATTAACATTCCAAAGGTTGTCTGGTTTGTTGATTCCCACGGTCAACCTGACCTTCATAAATCTTTGTCTACGCATTACGATCACGTCTTTTTTTCGGTATGGGATAAACGAACCCTGTTCGCCGGGCACCCTTCCGCTCACTGGTGCCCTAACGCTACGGACCCAGAGTTCTTCTACCCTATTGTAAAGGGAGAGCCAGAGTTTGATTTCGGGTTCTTTGGATCGAAGACCGGGCTTGAGCGAAGCAACCCTATGATAGAGATTTGTAAGAAGCGAGGCTGGACCTACGACGTTCGACAAGTAGGCGGCGGAATAGGTAAACATAAGTGGCCACGGACAGGTGAAGCTATGAACAACTGCCGTACCCTATTCAACCACGGGCAGAAGCACGACGGTCCCAATCTAAGAGTAGTGGAATCTATGGCTGTCGGTAGGCCCCTGATTACAGATATCGACCCACGGAGCGGTATGGACCGTCTCTTTGAGCCAACAGAACACTACTTAGGATACGAAGCGTATTCATACAAGGGACTAGAGGAAAAGATGGAATTCGCAATGGCCCACCCCGGCTGGTGCATTTCTATGGCGGACAACGCACGGAAGCTAGTGCTGGCTAAACACTTGATAGTCCACCGTGTTGAACAGATACTTGAGGTGCTTAATGCAGCTTCATAATATGACCCCTGTTATACTAACAATGAACGACGAACATTGGCTGCCATACTCGTTGGAGTCCTTAGCAGGGCACTTCGGCCGGTACGTTATCTACGACGTAGGCTCCACTGATCGTACACGGGATATCATTGACTGGTTCGTTCAGAAGGAAAAGAAACGGGCGGACTTCTTTGTACGGCAGTTGCCGTTCGTGCCGCCCGTAGTGCAAGGTACGTTCCGTAACTCCATGATAGCAGAAGCTGAGGCAGAGTGGTACTTCATCGTAGACGCCGATGAGGTGTACAAGCCAGAGGGTCTGCGCAACATAGTTAAGTCCACGCAGGGCCGGAATAATACAGTCCCGTATGGAGTAGTCAATCGCATTGAAGTTGTGGAAGGCTTAACAGAAGCCTACGGCACAACAGAATGGTTATCTCATCATCGCGTGTATCATCGCGATATGTATTGGACAGGCACTCACCCAGGGGAAGTAGCCGCCTTTACACAGAAGGCAAGTCGTGAGTTCACAATCACAGACGCTACCTGCTACCACTTTCACAATACCAACCGCTCTTCCAAGGACTCAGAAGTCCCTAAAAGGATTGAGCGTCGTAAGCAGGCAACATACCATCGAGGAGCATTATCACAGTTAGAGGTAGTGAAGGAATTACCGATTTTGCTCCAGCGATTTGAAGACTTTCCGGTAAATCCTTCACTTAAACTAATCCATGATACGTTGTAAATGTGGAGTCTGGACAAGCTTCGGCCTTACGTGCGTGAATTGTAGGCAAGATGCTGCCTACAGGAGCCCCGGTAAGCCCAAAGTAGATGAGCTAGACGAGCCTATAGTAGATACGGATGATGACGATGAGCCTATTGACGAGGACGATTAAGCGTCCCGGCAGTTCTCGACTCGCCACATTGTGATCTGTTGCTTCAAGATAGCCAAAGCCCTAGCTTCCGTGCGCAGCACAAGGCGTGCGTGTTGATCTTTAGTGCCTTCGAACATCATCTTGAGCTGATCGTATCGGATAGTTGCGGCGGCTAAGTCCTTGATGGAGTCCTCGCAAGTTAGACCATCGGCTTGTACCTGCCCTATCTCTGTTGACCGCGCTGGTGTGCAGAAGATAAGCGATATCACGATAACCCATAGCGCAAAGATTAGTGCAAACTGTTTCTTAGTCATTACCTACCCGGGCCTCTTCCACTGTCACCACGTCCACCGCCTACGCCGCGACCTCCGCGACCGGAATCTACTCCTCGATTACCTCTAGTTAGAGGATTACTTCCGTCTTGCTTGCGGCTTGGCCTGTTGGCACCGCGATAACCTTGGACCAGTAGGTCAAGGTACTCCTGCTGTGCGTCGTTAATGACGCCCGCAGTAGAGTCCCCTACCGCAGAAATCTGCGTTAGAAGTTGTTCCTTGGAGATGCCACGTAGCGCTGGGTCTTTCATAATCTCGCGAGAGTGAAGCTTAACCCAGTCGATGTAGTTCTGATGTGCTAGTCCTGGATTCTCAGGCGTGTCCCCCAGGAAAGATTGATACACGTCGCGTAGTGTATCAGCGGCTTTGTCGGATGAGCCGGACGACACCCAAGCGTTGAACTCTTTGCCAAGGCGACCACGGTAGGTTTGCGATTCGCGTAGGCCGTACCGCTTGTTAGCAGTCTCTACCTGAGCTGAACCGGCGTAGTTCTTGACAGCGAAGTTGTTAAGCACTGCATCGTATAGCCAGTCGCCAGTCTTACCTGTTGAAGGGTGGATCATGTTGCCTGTGTCAATGCCGGCGCGGTAGACTTGGTTAGGCAAGTTTGGATCGAAGAGGTAGCGCTGCACAAGCGGAGGCGCAAGCATACCAATAGTACTGGTGAGTACGCTGTAAGGTCTAGAGAGAAGGTTGTTAGGATCAACTGGAATCTCTTGACCGAATGAGCCTCGTCCCATGAGAGCATCTACGAAGCCGGTCACGATCGGTGCAGGATTGCCCGCGCCATACGGTAGACTCTCGCGCCAGTCAGCTGTCTCTGAGACGGTAGGCGGTAGCATGGCGCTCATCGGTAGGAAGTCCATGAGCATAGTGCGAACGTCGTCGTTCTTGTCTCGGAACGGAGTGACAACGCTCGTTAACTTCTGCGCCCAGTTTGGATTCTGTTCTTTGCGACTCTCAACTTCCTCGTAGCTCATGCCCTTGCCGCCGAAAGCCTGCGGTCCCTGCGCCATACCGGCCTGTACTAGGTTAGGGGCGTGCATCCAGCCTGCCGTGCGGAACGGGTGATCGATCATGTTGTTCTTCATGATACGCGTGGCTTCAGTTGGGAAGCTTGCCCACGGGAAGAGTACCTTACGACCGCGCTTGACAGCGCCGCCTACAGTTCCATACATCGGCAGCCGCTTGGCAACCTCGTTGGCTGCGGCTAGCGGATTCAATCCCTCGGTACGAAGATGCAAGTAGTAGGCTAGTTTCATGGACGAGTCCTCGGCCATGTAAACGTCAGCCATCTTCTCGATGCCTGTATAGTGGGTGAGTTTCTGAGCGCCTTTGATTAGACCCTTGGCTAACATCTGCTCGTCGCCTGCCGAACGAGCTAGCTTACCTAACATGGGGATGCCTTCAGATGCTTCCATGGAAGACATATCTAGAATGCCGTGCTCGCCAGATAGAAGAGGGTTCATTAGCTCGGAAGCGATATCAATGTCCGCTGCACCCTTGACATTAGACTTCAACTTTCCTAGCTCGCGGATCTCTGCAACTGACGCGCCGGTCTTACGGGCCTTCTGCCAGTCGGCTGCTGCTGTCCATGATGTCCTGATTAGCGCGGCATTCTTAGGGTTGAACGCGTTGAAGCCTGCCATGTGTAAGAACACCATGTTGCCGACGATGTTCTGCAAGTGGGTGAAAGGGTTGGCCGATGTCTTCATGGTCTTGAGGATGGCGGTGCCGACCTCAAGAAGGCTGATACCAGAACTGATTGTGTTCTCGTTGGTCACGTCTGCGAGCGCCTCGAACATGCTCTCGTGAACATAGCCTAGCTTATCTACGCTGGTCTTGCCCATCTTCTTAGCTACCATGCGCCGAAGTACGGATGCGTTCTCCATTCGGTCGAGACTCATCATGCGTTTGCGTGTGGTAGAACTCATGGCCTGGACCTCTTCAAAGGTCTTGGTCATGTTAGGGTTCATAGCAACTTCACGTAGAGTCTTGAAGTTCTCGAAGAGCAACTTCTGTTGCAACATGCTCTTGACAACCATGTCCTTAGGGTTGCTACCGATGAAGCCTTCCCGTCCGAGTAGGGCTTTCGCATCGTCGTGCCGGCCGGACTTGATTAGGTTAATAGCTTCCGCTTCTTCAGGGGCGTGCTTCAGTAGAGCTAGTGCTCGTTCTGGCTTGTCAGCTGTCAGAGCCTCGGCTGCGCGCTGGCGCTTGATTAGGCTAGTGACCTGGGTACTGTCAAGGGCACGCTCTTTAAGGTTGGCTGAGCCTGTGCGCGGAATATTAATGACGCGTAAGCTACCAGCTACCTCAGGGTCTAAGGTACGGCGCTTGATGACAGAGTGGACGGCTGTCGTTGCACCTTCTTCAAACATAGGGGTGTCGGTACGCAATGTGGAGAACCACACATCACCGATCTTGTCGGCTGTCTCTTGGTCGATGAAGCCTTCGGCTAAGAGTTGCTTCTGCATGTTTCGAGCTTCGTCGCCGTAAGCTAGAGCGAAGGCTTTAGCTTGATTGCTCAAACCGGCGAGCTGCTTTGGATCTTTGAGGGCATGAAGGATTGACGTTCCTTCATGCGTCGGAACGTTGTCCGCCATGTCTAGCATGTTCGTTACGGTCTTACCCGCTACAAGTTCTTCTGACCTTTTGGCCCACTCTTTTAGTGTGCTGTATGGAGACATGCGCTCCATTGCTTGGTCGTCAAGGTACGCGTTTCCGAAGCTAGAGTGGAAGGAAGCCTTCATCTGCTGGATCGGGGTAGCCGTACCGTTCTTAATGGCTGCTTGCATCTCGGCTATGTCGGCTATGCGATCTGCTTGGCCGTTGACAATCTTCTTCGCACCGGCAGATAGCTTGTCGAAGTCTGCGATGTTGTCTATTAGACCGCGCTCTAGAAGGCGACCGGAATCTATAGCTGCATCAGCGCCACCGCTGACTACTCGGGCGATGCGCTTGGCACCGGCAAACAAGGGGCCGCTGGCACCAGCTACCGCTAGACCTGCACGCCAAGGATGGTCCGCGATGAAATCGCGAGCGACATCCAGGTTCCAGTTAATCTTCTCTTTGCCCCACTCCACACCGACCATGGCCATCTCATCATGTGCTATGAAGTTGGCGAAGTTGCGCATGATCTCGACGCCGTTCATCGTAGTCTCATCTACCTTAGCAGTAGGTGGCACCTGATGGTCAGCCTTGAACTGAGCCTCTTTAGCCATGGATACTTCATGGTAGTGTTCTTCGATGCCACGAGCCTGAGCGTCGTAGTCATTATCGGGGTAGACCACGGCGGGGTCCACGTTCGAGCGGATAGATTCGCCGGCCTGAACCTTAATGTTCTCATCAATCTTAGCGGCGACTTTCAAGAGCCCGGGCGACGCCTTAGCGCCGGTGACCATTTCGTCTAAGAAATCGGCCATCTACTACTCCCCGTTGAATTTTCTGAGTAGACCCCGACCTGCACCTTTTGCTGCTTCGGCTCCTTCGCCTACTGATCTGCCGAATACGCTAAGCGCGGCGTCGATTCCGCTTGGCACTTTACTCTTGCGGATAACGCCAGGAGCTGCGGCCTCTGCGGGGGCTGCCTTCCGTCTTCCCGTTACTTGGAAGAATACTTCTTCGGCGTACATCTCTGTCATAGCTGAGATAAGTTTACCAGCCTCAACACGGTTCTGCTGCATACCTTCGGGGAGGGTGCTCGAATCAGCGTTGTCACCGATGATAGCCATTGCCAGTTTGGCAGCGTGTTGATTCATAAGTTTCTTCATATCTTCAACGGTCTTAATGTCTTCGACCTTGACGCCCATCATAACTGCACCGGTTGCTAGCTTCTTGTAGGTGTCCGCAATAGGACCGCGAGCCTGGTCTAGTGTTTCTGGTAAGCGAGCCGTGGCCTCATCTAGGTTCTTCGGGCGCGCTTTGCTAGTGGGATCGCGTAGGCTGTCCCAACCACCCATACCAAACATTATCTTGCCAAGGTTTTCGGAACTAACTGGAGTCTTTAGCGGGCGGAACGCGTTGGCTTTAGTCGGGTCAACCAATACACCGTAGGCTTCGTCGATGGCTTGCGAGGATAAGCCCTGCTGTGGGCCTTCCTCGTTAGCCTTCTTCATTATGTAGCGATTGCGAACGTCGGCAGGGTCGATAGTTCCAGCGACAGCATCAAGGTGCTCTTTGTTGTAGATATCCCAAGGCTCCTCTGTGGGTTTCTTGGTGAGAGGATCTACTGCGCCTTTCTGAGTTTCGCCACGCGCGACCATTTCAGCCAGTCGTTTCTGTGCCTCCTGAGTTCGGATCTCGCCCATGCCTGTATCGACAGCCTTTCGCTCGGCTTCGTTCTCCGGACGGTCAACTCTGCCTTCAATGCGGGACCACAACTCCTTAGTGCGGCCTTTCTCATCTCCCATAGTGAGAGAACCTGGAGCACCGGAGAACATTGACGAACCTTGTGCGGCGTCTTGGTTGGCTCGACCTGATGCACCGGCCTTGGCGAGGCGCTCTGCGGTTTGAGCCTGGATATTAGCCTTCTCGACGCCCCACTTCTCGCTCTCATGCGCAGCCGCCGCGTCTTTTTCTTCGCGACCCTCGCGATTGTTCTGCATCTTGAATTCCATGTCGAGCATCTTCATGTTCATTTCAAATGCCTGCTTCACTCTACCTTGAATAATCGGGTTGTCCGCGTAGCGGGCACCTTCGTCCATATACGTTTCTAGTGCGGACTTCAGCATTGACATGCCTTGAGCCGGGCCTTCAGGGTTGGTCTCGTCCATGAGATTGTCTGTGGCCTGCTGCATCGTATCTTTAAAGTCTTTGGAAGGGCCAGCTAAGAAGTCCTCGAACTGCTTCTTGTGAAGGCGCTCCGTTATGAGTCCACTTACTTGAGCGCCGAATTTCTCGACTGTATTAAGGAATTCTTTCTGACCGTCGTCGAACATCTGAATAGGCATTATTTCTGTCCTCCGCCGCCGAAGTAGTTATTAGACGATTCGTTGTCGGCCCTAGTCGGTAGGGCTGTTGCTGCATAGCCTGTTGAACCGACACGCTTACCTTCCGTAACTGCTTGCGTTTCCGCTATCGTCTTGCCTGGTCCCTTGCCGCCGTACACCGCGCCTACGATTCCGGCGATGCTGCCCACTATGCCTAGGACACCGTTGATCTGCTTCATGACCTTACCACGGCTCTGCGCGCTGGCTGCGTCACGGTATTCTTGTTCTTTCTGTACGCCTGCGAAAATGAAAGGGATAGAACTCGTAGACATAAGTGAGGTCGCGTTATCCATGGCTGATTGATAGGACTCACGGATACCTGCCTGGTTAGTCGCCCAACCGTTGGAAAAGTTCATTACTTCTTTGGCGTTATTACGTGCCCAAAGGTCCATTTCGAGGTGCGCTTTGGCTAATGCCTGTCCACGCTGCATGTTAAGATTCTCTTGGGAGCGAATTTTGGTGATCGCTTCAAAGGCATCGCGGCGCGCTGAGCCTCCTCGCGCCATGGCGCGACGGATGTTCTCCGTATTCTCCCTAGCTGCCGATGCCGAAGCCTCGATTATAGGCAGCTGAGTACTGCGCATCATCTCGTCATACAGCGGACCCTTACGAGCGAGCATCTGCTCCGACTCAGCCATCATACGAGAGACTTGGCGAAAGGCGCTGCTGGACTCTATCTGGCCCAGGGCCGCGTCTTTGTCGAGCTGAACTGTGCGTTGCTTAGTCTTCCCGCCGAGGCTAGTCAGAGGGCTGCCGGTCTTGGTAGACTTAAAAATGCTGTCTTCAACGTACCCCTTTTGTGCCCCGAGTTGGTCGGTGGCTTCCTCTTTGGAGTAACCTTGTGCAATCAGCTTGTCATACTTGGCGACAGTTCCTGAGTTCGCGAACTTATAGCCGTCCTTGGAAACGAGGCCGGTCTCGCCCTCGATAGGAGGCGTAGGGCCTGGGTCGGTCCCTTCTACCCCAGCAGGTAGATCGTAGGTGCCGGCCTTGCCGATATCGGCATTGAGAGCGCCAAGAACGCCTTCGGCGGCAGTTCGGCGCTCACGAATCTCTTGAGGCTGTTGAGCCGACAGCAGCGTGAGATCCTTCATTTGCTGTTTAACAGTGCCGTAACGTGCCAAGGGTGTCCCTTTAAGCTAATAGTTCTATTGTATTATAGCAACTTATGTGTGGTAATTGCTTAGAAAAGCACATACGTAACAGGCTGGACCAGAATGTACTTACTGTAAGAGTTGTTAACGTCGATTCTAAAGTAAATATCAAAAGGGTGACTCATGCTCGGATCTGGCTTCCACCCGGCCTGTCCATCGGTAGTAAGATCTTCTCCATATCGAACAGACGTATCGGTAGTGACCGGGTTAAAAAGGTCGAAGAAAGCGATAGAAGGATAGTGCGCTGTCCGCATGGCGTGCGCGCCGTTGTCGTTAAGGTTTCGTGTCTCTGTAGTAAAATTTGCGCCGTAATACTGTCGAGCCGCTATCTGTTTGTTAGCCTCTGCTCCAGGGGTATAGACCCAGTTAATACCGGCATACACATAAATCCAGTTAAGTAGGTTAATCGCGTCGGGCGCACCTCCTTCGCCGCCGCTGCCGCCGCCGTCGTCAATGTCTATAAGTCCAAAGTTAGCCCCTATCCAGAAATCTTCGGTTGCAAAATTAGTAACCATTAGCCGGCTTTGTACCTGAGCTGCGTCTGCCGCCAATTGCCCGGTAACATCAGCGCTGACCAGCTCGGCCGATGGAGTAGTGACTACGTTAGCAAGCCGGGTCCAACTACCTACTTCACCGGTCTTGGTGAGCCCTCGGACTCGGATGTAGTAGGTCGTACCTGCGGCTAAGCCTTTGAAAATCATGCTCTTGTTAAACGTTACCTTGGTAGTAGCGTCAGCGAACCCAACGTTATCAGCTATTTGAACCTCGTAGTTTGAAAGATTCGACGAAGACTTAATAGCGTCTATCGTAATGGCCGCACCGTTGAAAATGTTCTCCGACGAGCCTACTACCTTCGGTGGCTTCTTCAAGCTGTTCTCAGTCTTCCTAGGGTCTAGTCTAGCTCCGGCGTTGGAGTGTCCTCTTTGAGCATTTATGATACCGTCTATAACAGTGCCGACACGCACAAGGATGCCCTTCTCAGCTCTGTCGCTGAGCTGGAGACTCTGCATGTATGCGCCTACAGAAGCTATGCTACTTTTTGGAATCTTCTCTGACATTAACGTGATACTCCGAACTCTAAAACGTTGAGCGTGCAATTCGTAACCCTAGCTCGCCTGTAAGGGTAAGAATAGAAGTCCTGAGTTGCAGGGTTATACACCACCTTAATATCTGCCGTCTCTCTGCCTTGGCCTTTGTTAGTGTAGATAGTAAATTCTAACCCGTATATTGAAACCTGCGTCTGCTGTTGACCGGCGGCGTCGTTAGTAAAATCGTATTGAACTTCGACACCGAAATTATTGCTGTTTATTTTCGATGCCGTCCAGAAACCAGGGGCTTCTCCCCACAAGTCGCCCGGTCCGCCGTAAGTCTGGTACGTGTCTACGCCGCCGAGTATAGCCGTGCCGGCCCCTTTGATCGTAGGACGAAGACCGGTTTGTGGGTCATACAATTGAATACGATATACCTGAGGCAAGTTAAGGTCAATTGAACTACCTGTGTGGTATATATCTAATCCGATGCCTGTTATAGTTTCGTGCGCTGGCACCAGTAGTTTATGATTTAAAGTATATAGAGTATCTGTTCTTTCGTAAGTACCGGCCGGTAGCGACGACGGGAAAATCGCGGACATTTGGTAGGTACCGGATGTATCGTGTACACCGTCGAATATCACGCGTTTACCGGCCGGATTTTGACGTGGACCCCAACGAGGATCATGTACAGAAGGTGAAACCCGAACTCGGTCATTGTACTTATCGACGGAACCTGCGTAGTTAGGACCATGCTGAGCAACGTAGAACTCAGAATGTTGCATGAACCCAGGGCCGAAAGCTACAGAATATCCGAATACCGAGGCTTGTGGCGGAGAAACCTTTGGACTCCAAGCTGTACCTCCTCCGTAACCCTGTTCAAAGCCGCCTATTGCTTGGAGAAAGCACGGGACTTGCGATATATTAGACACAATCTTACCGTTTATCGTGGCTTTAATTTCGTCTTCTAAGTTCTTTATAGCCCCAAGGTAGAATAGTTGTCCGTGATCTCCTCTGAATCCGTTCCCATCGACGTAGAACTCTACGCCGAACGAACCGAAGAACACCATACCACCGCTTTTTCGTGCTGGAACAATGCTCATCTCGGCAATTGGTGACGGAAAAGCAAGTCCGGGGTAGTTGCGATAGAATAGAGTCATGTCCCCGAGGTTACTAGTGTAGAGAGCAGGTCCGACAGCGCTTAAGCCTACGGAAATGGTCTTAGTTTCTGACCAACGGCTAACTTCTCCGTTCCATTTAACAGCTCTTACCCTGGCATATGTGACCGTTGCCGCGCCCTCGATCGCAAAGAAGTTATCGACGGTGGTGTACGTTATCGGGGCGGCGAAGTTCTCGGTTGTAGCTATCTGAACTTCGTACATGGTGATCCGACGATTCTTAATCTTCGGCCAGATAATATCGAAGCCAAGGCTGTTCGTTGTAATCGTCACTTGCGGAACGTCTACGGTATTCAGATTAACTCGCTTGGCCTGCGAGTCGATGTTGGAAGTGTTGTGAAGGTCTAAGAGGTCTTCTGCCTCGCCGAACGCTGCCTCAAGGCGGTTGCGAACTCCGGGAGGTAGGTTTGTTAAAAGCTTAGCCTTGTTTCTAAGATTTATCTTGGAGTTATCAGCCATTATGATAGCTCCAGGATTTCAAGGATGCTAACATTGCAACAGAGGATGCGAACAAAGTCATCATAGGCGCGGACAGTTATCGGATCCACTTCCGGGTTGTATTCCCCGGAGGAATCAGCGCCGGTTATCAGAGAAGCGTGAGTCTCTTTCAAAACTTTAGCTTCTATGGTATATGTAACTATAGGGCCTGAACCGTCGTAAGCTTCAAAGGCGGTAAACAGAGTAGAGTATACTTGCTGTTCGTAACGATTGACCTGGACCAAGATGGGGTTGACGCGATCGCGTCGCTGGAATCCCCAGGCGTGGACGTTCATTTCGCCGTCGTCCGACATAACTACTCCGTCTCTTTTAACCCGGAGCTTGACTGAAATATCGTTAGTGTACTGAAGAAATCCATCGGTGGAGACTGCGGTTGTGGAGTCAAAGTGATTGATGCAACTAACTTGTGCGCCCGCATGAAACTGGACGCAGATGTGCCCCTTCGACGGTGAGTAGTCTATGCCCCCCACCTCGGTCCAAGTGTCCCAGTTAGCCACCGCTATGTCTGTGACAGTGGTTTGACCCCCTTGACCTATGTCTGCCGGTGAGTCATTATTCTCTAACTGTCCGACGTTGAACGACTCAATACGGAAGAACGATCTAGAAGTGGTCGTAACTATCCTAGACCAAGGGCCGGCTTCAAACTTAGAGTTGATACACCTTACTCGGAAGTAGGCCGGTTGGTTTTCAAAGGGGGCAGACAATGTGAGAGCTGTCTGTGGGATAGTATATGTAGTATACTCGGAGAAGTTTGGGACGGTAGAGTTCTGGATCTCGTAGAAAAGGAGATCCTTAATGCCCTTAGCTGCGTCGTAGGTAAACTGGAAGTTCTTAAACCCGGAGCGAACTTTGACGTTCACTACCTTGGGAACCTTCGGAGATATGACGCGCCGTTCGCCCTGCTCTACTTGCGTGGCCATGGTCTTATTTAGCTGCGTCTCTAGAAGCTCAATGACTTTCTTAAACTGAGCAACACGAGCGGGCTTCCACTTACGTAGACGGACTTCCTGAAGTGGTCGTCCCTGTTTGTATGATGAAGACCTGGCCACTAGATATCCGCATTGAAGTCGCCCGTCTCGATCGGGAATTGCCCCGGTTGGACGTGGAAGTATAAGCGCAACGCTATAATCTGTGATGCCACATCGGCTGTAGCTTGCGTGGCGCTGATTCTAATATACTCCCCGGGCTGTAGCGTGTTCTTAACTGGATACCTCATCATGCGTTCATTGGCGTCACCGAAGACCATTGGAATAGTAGTTGTGCTGGTGGCCGTGGTCTGATTAGGACCGGTGGCTGTCTCAATCGTAATAGTCCATGTACACGGATCTCCGTCCGTAATCATCTCGATCATACGAGGAGAAACTCGCCCCGTGGCGAAGTCTGACTGTTCGCCTAGCTGACCCAAGCGTAGCCACTTGGTAGTAATAGTTGTGGTAATAGGTTCCGAACTGGTCGCGGTAGCCCAATTCTTAGAGTCACGATCGAACAGCTCGTAGATCATTCCGTCGTCGGCACCAAAGTAGATGTGGAACTCTCCGTCCGAATCCTCTACCTCTTCCAGGTCTAGAATGTTAACGCTGGCAGGTAGCTTGAGCTGCCACCACCATCCCTGACCTACTTCATCGACTGGGAACTGATACACATAGTTATCGGCGTTAAAGCTGTATTGCGTAGCCCCGGCCATGCACATGAGGATGGCGTTGTTGAACTTGCTGTGCATCGAGTGTGATAGTTCGATGTAAGTCTTGGTGAAGTCCTCGAACTTGTCGCGGATAGGCTCTGAAATCTTGACCGGGTTGTTCGCGTCATAGAGTCTCATGCCGTCACGATCGATGGCCCATCCTTCGATGAGCGTCTCTCCAGCAGCGCGTCTGCCTACGCAACCGATGCGGGTGATGATCTTGTCGAACCGAAAGTCCGGGTTATCTCCCGTGACTTGCCACTTACCTAGCTCGGTTTCGATGATAAGCGCCGAATAGGCTTCGTAGATGGCTGTGACCCTGGCATCAAGTGTTGTAATGTTAAGAGTCGGCCATGCTTCAGCCTCGTCTACATCCGAATAGTAAACAGAGTTAGGGTTGCTAGGGTCGCCTGCGCCGAACATAGTGCGCCGCCAAAGCTTGATAATGCCCATGGTCGGGGGAGGAGAATGGTCGATGGACACGTCGCCAGCGTCGGGGGGAGTCGATTCGCCGAGGCTGGTGTCTGCAATTACGTCGCTATATGTAGTAGTTGTGTTGTTCTCTATGCGATCTAGGTAGATCCAAAGAGAACCGTCACCTACGGTGCGATAGAGCTTTCTAGCGATAACCTGGGGGTCATTGGACACCGGGATAGCTGTTAGCGTGATGGCCGCGCGCCCTGCCGTCAACGTTAGGTCTGCGCTTTGTGGACCAGCGTTGCTCTCGAATCCCTGCTTCGTTACGAATGTAACCTTGTAGCTATAGACGGCCCCACTTGAGAAGACAGCGCCCGCTGCGCCTTCGGCCGAAGTAAGATTACCACGAGTAAAGCTTCGTAGTTGACTGAACCTAATACCTGCTGGTAGCGTGGCGTTTGTGAGAGAGTTAAAGCCTAGGCGGACACCCTTGTAGACGCTGTCGGTACCGCCGACTACTACACGTTTATCAAAGTTAATATCAGTGGAAACATCTGATGTGCCAAGGTTGATTGTGTTCCAACCTTCAAACAGCTCACCGATAGGGATAGCCCATGTAAGAAGTGTTGAAGCAAAGTCAGGGATTGTAATACCTGAACTAACCTGTGAGGTGTTGACCATCTTGATGAGGAGAGCAGCCGAAACACTCAGCTTAATCAACTCTCCAAGAGGAATAAACACGTTAACAGAGAAACAATTAGTGTGAAAATTGTTAGGAATCACCCCTGTCGGTAACCACTGTTCAATGTAACAGCTAGTGGTAGCCACGCTGGTCTTGGTTAGCGAAATAGCGTAACCGTCTCGTGTTGTAGTCGCGTCTGCTACAGCGGTTCCATTAGTGGGAATCCATGTAGAGTCAGGGCCTACCGGGGGCGTAGCACCAACGGTTCGGATGTCTACATCCACGTTGGGTTCATTAGCCGGACCTTGCAGCCCCCATCGCGTAATCTCGTTACCGTCGTACTTGACTAGCGTGTTCCCATGGCCGATTAGGTCCGGATCTTGATTCGTGATGAACATTAGATCACGATATATAGCGTGCTGGTGGTACAAGCCCTCGATCCAGGCTTCAGTAATAGTCTTGCCTGCACCAGTAAGAGCTGTTAGGACTCCGCTCACTACTGTATATAGAGCTGTGCCTGCGGCGCAGAGGACTTGGCGATCTGTTTGTCCATTGAGACCGGCGACCTTCCAGAAACCAATCCAAGAAATCTTGGCCGGACCGCCGAAGTCGTTGTTCTTGACTGCATTCAAGACGCGGGACGAGCCGTAGGGCTTGCACACAGCGCCATAGACGCGGAAGAGGTCCGTGTTATCGGATACAGCTACGGACAAGTCTTGCTTGATTTCATTGCTTGACTTCGTATTCAAGCCGATGAAGTTCAGCAGGTCAATGAACGGTATTCTGGGTCGCTCAGCCATTACGCGTCTTCGTAGACAATGAAGGGCTGGATCTCCTGGCGAGCTACTGTACGGGTTTCAATGAACCGCTCGAAGTTCTCTTCCATCTCGCCACGTTGGCGTAGAAGGGAACGAACGAGTCCGGACTCTTGTACACCTTCGGCATCGAAAGCGTTAACAACCGTATCGATTACGAGTAGCTCCTCGAAGATTTCAGGGAAGCTAGGGTGTAGCTGATCGCCACCGGCTGATAGTAAGGCCGGAACACCGGCCCACTCTAGCTGAAGTCCGTTCGTGACGGTCTGCGTTGGAGTAGGCTCTAGGATGAAGCCGTTGCCCTGCATTCGATACTTCGGTAGGTAGCTGTCTCCACCTGAGGAGCCTGACGAATCTGCTGGGTTAGCGTAATCGTGGCGCTCGTGGCGGTGGATGGGCACAGTTGTACCGTCAGTGCGGACGAGTTCGATTTTCTGAAGACGTAGGAAGCCATCAGGGAAGGCGTATCGAGCGGTGTCGGCTGTAATGTCTCTTACGGAGACGTTAACAAACCAGCCCTCGAAAGCCATGATTAGCTGAGTAGCGCGCTTGCGGTACTGAGCGTTGAAGAGTTGATCGACGAAGTTGGCGTCCCAGTAGCTGGTGCTTGCGTTCGTCTCTTTTAGATAGCGCCGGATCTGAGTCCGGAACTGCGTGAGTGTATTAGGCATTTACTCGTCTCCTGTAATGAGACCGCCCTCTTTGTCTGTGATGGGTCTTGTGATTTTAGTGAAGTTCGTTTGACCCGCAAAACTAGAGATAACATCTTTCTCAGGCCGTGAAGGAGCGGTGATCCCTCTTTCGAGGTTCTCCATTGCCTTTCGCGTGAGCCATTTGTTCTCGCTTTGAATGTCGCGGAACCGCTGATCCTTGGCATCTTGTAGCCTGGCAGCGCGGTCCTCGTCATCTTGGCGCATCTTGTGGTTCCATTCAAATGCGTCATACCTTGCCTTGTACATTTTCTCTTTCCACAGTCTGTGGACTATGCGGAGAAGATGCGAGGGCTCGGTGCTTGCGATGTTCGAGACATGGTTCCAGCCTGACAAGATGTTAAGCTGCCATATGTGCCATGTCTCGTCCGGTTTAGGAGAACCGTCAGGTAATGTTAGAACGTATCCCCAGTTTTCCTGCCCGAAAGATTCATTGATACACCACCGGGGATCATCAACCTTCCCAGTGTAACTGTTCATGACGTTATCTTCGTACAGTACTTCAAAAGGATGCCAAACAAAATTAAGGGTTTCATCAATTCCCTTAATATCCTGAATGAACTCCGCCGGTAAATGAAGCCCCGGCAGGAGAATCTTGTGAGGGAGATTCTCCGGCCGGTGAGCTTTTTGCAGATGGCTCTTCAATGTTCTCTCCCAAGAACTCTAACTTTAAATTAGAATCCGAATACTGCTACAACTACGATACCGGTGCCGCCGCCCGTTGTCGGGTTGTGGACTGTTACCGTCTTGCCTGAAATAGCCGACTGTGCTGTTGAGTTTGCATCGGTACCGAATTCGCTTGTTAGGGCGAAGACTGGCCGCTGCATTAGGGTTGTGAATGTGTCCTGGTCGGTCAATGCTGTAAGGTGGACTACTTCCATCTTGATTGGCCCAAGGGCGCATAGTGCTCTGCTTGATACTGTTGCCATGTTATATACTCCTAGCTATTAGGCTTCTGGGTTGCTGTTGGTGCGGGCGTGAACGGTGCAAACGATAACTTCATTGCCGGCTGTGCCGACTAGGGTTACTGTCTGCGCAGACTGTGTGACTGAACAAGCCGCTGCGCTACCTTGTAACACACGACCTACAGAAGCTGTTGCTGTCTGGTGGGAAGGGAGCGGAACTGTGAGCGTATCGCTTGTTGTTAGAAGCTTTACCTTCGTAACGCCAAGAATTCCGCCGTCTGGAAGATCGTGAAACTGTTGCCATACTGGTACTAGTAATGCCATTGTTTATTCCTTATCGAGCGGAAGCGGGGTTGCCGCCGTGCCGTGTTACGAGAACGAGGCTGGTGCCTAGTGTGCCACCTGTTAGAGTAACTGTGTCTTCGGTTGCGCCCGCTGCAATTGAAGTGGTTGGGGCCGTACCGGTACCTACTAGGACTGCTGCTGACTGGCAACCTACTGGAACTTTGACGGTATCCCCAGCGGTTGCGTAGTTGAACTTAGAAAAACAGTACATGTTGTCGTTGAAAGGCGTCATTAGTTCGCTTTCTGTGACGATACTTGCTGCCATGTTGCGTACTCCTATTGAAAAAAACCCCCACCAAGAGTGTTTTAAACTCTTGGTGGGGATATATTATGCTAACAGATTATGTTAGCTCGATGCCGTCGAGGGCGTCGCCTACTGAATCGAAGTAGACAGTGTGGGTTGTGCCCGTTGGGATGGCAGTTTTGCCTGTGACTCCAGCCTCTTCTACTAGGTAGAAGTCTGAAGTCGAGAAGCAGTAACGAGCGTAGCGCCCGCCCTGTCCGTCCTTGCCGCCTGCCTCATCTTCGTGCTTTAGCGAGATGAAATCGATCGTGGATAGACCAAGATCGGCTGCTGTGAGAGACTCGCCTACGGCTGTGTAGGATGTGACCGCAATACTACCGGTTACCCGGCGCTTGCCTTGCTTGGCGTTACCTGAGCTGTCGAAACCAGCACCAGGAAGCGCACTCTTTACGCGTGTCTTGATCGTTCGTGCCATGATATGTTACCTCTTTTTAAGAGAATTCCTCGTATGAGGCCCTTCCTCTAGTTTTAAAGACCCAGTATTTCATCAATACTATACGGGTATTCCTACTATTATAGTAGCTTCTTATTAGCCGTTTGTCAAGTTATTTGCCTAACTTGGCTGCAACCCTTGCTGCGAGAAGATCGACGCCAGCCTTGGCGATAACTTTCTCGTCGGCCTTAAGTTTGCCCTTGTCAATCTCGGCCTTGGCTTCGACTACTAGCCCTGCTAGAACCACCGCACCTAGAGTTGAACCTGCACCTGAGAATAAATTTGACCAGAAACCCATAGTATATCCTTTCAAGTAAAAACCCCCTAGAGTTTTTAAGGCTCTAGGGGGTTAATGTTTAGAGCACTAAGCTATTAGTACGTTGGTACTGATAGTCCTGTGATCTTCGCTGTCTGGTTGACAAGCCGTGCGATGTTCTCACCGTAGTACTTCATGAGTACTGTGAAAGCATCCTGACCTGGCTGCCATGCCATGTTTACGCGCTCATCGATGCTGAGTGGGCGAACCACACCGCGAACGATGGCATCCATGCGCATCATGTATACTTCGTCTGGCTTTGAGGCCCACGAAATGTACCAAGGCCGACCCTCGAAGGTCGTTAGCTCTTGCTGCGCACCTAGCTCCAACCGCATGTCGTTAAACCGGCGGAATGGAAGGGCGATCTCTGTGTAGCGATCGAACTGGTCGTAGTTGCTGATGAAGGCAAAGCCGTCCATCGAACCAGTGTCGGTCTCTGTTAGGAGCCGCTTGCGTAGGCGTCGTAGGAGGGCCTCATCGAGCGACGCGCTCGAAGCTGCAATTACCTGCGACTGTAGGATGGGGTACGTTGACCGCGAAAGGTTGTAGATCGTACCGCTGTTGTTGATGATAGCAGGAAGACCAAGGGCTGTTACTTCCGAAGGAGCTGCGGCCTCTGACTGCTCGCCCGAAATGTAAACGCCGTCGTCATCAGACGTTGTGACTGCTGAGCTTACGGTGATTGTGCCACCGGAAACGCTGCGGCCTGTAACGCTGACTGGTCCTGCGACCTTGAGACCGGTTGTGTTGTTTAGGAAAACAACAACCTGGCCGACACGGAACGGGCGGGCGTCATCTACTGCTACCGAAGTAGTTGTGGATGCACCGTTGCAGTTCGTGAGGCGGCCTGTACCGTCACCGCGAAGGAACGTGACCTCGAAGTTTGCGCCTGCACGCTTAACAGCCGCAGAAATTGCGTCTGTAATTGCGCTTGCGAAAGCCTCTTCGCCACCGCGACGTGAAACTGCCTCGGCTAGACCCGAGAAGCTTACTACGTGGTAGTACTTCTTGGGGCGTACCCGGTGCTGCTTGACGCGCTCGTTGCCTGCTGATGGGAGGGAGTTGTCGTCTGTACCGCGCCAACCGCCACCCGACTCGTTACCGTCGAGACGTACTGCGAAGTATGCGCCATCACCCGATGGAGTAAAGCGGCTGTCCTCTTTAAGCATCGAATAAATTGGCGTCGATAGCTGCTGCATCTGACCGATGAAGTCAACCACATAACGCCGTAGGAGCATATCGCCTAGTGTTGCGAATGTCTGCATAGTTTAATTGTCCTTAACTATCAGTGCCTGAGCGCCTTAGCGGCCTCCGCGCGATCGTCTCAACTCTTCTGCTAGGAGCTGGGAGAAGTCGTCGTCAGTAATGGCTGGACGTTGAACGTCTTTGCCCCCGACTTGAACATTTTCCATCTTGCCTAGATCGAGCTTTGATAGATCCACAGTGGCCTTAGACTTGGCATCTGTAGCATTTTTATTATTACCTGTAGCTTCGGTAGCGATTTTGCCCTTCGGATTACCGTACCAATCCACTGCCTTCTGAAAGCCCTTCGCTACTTCACCTTCCAACGTGGCCGGTGTTGCTTCGATTGAGTCCCAGTCGATCATATCTGCCAATGCAGAATTGAGGATCTTCCGATCTTCCGCCGTGTACTCTGCGTCCGGTAGTTGTTCGAACAGCTTCTCTAGCACGAGGTCTGACTTCATTAGGAGCAAGTCTGACTTCTGATCCCTGGCTGTGAAGGCCGCCTCTTCGCGAGTTCGGTCTAGCTCAGCCTGAACATTCTTAAGAAGGTCTACGTTCGGTTGTGGTGCAGCATCTGCGGCCTTTTCCGTCGCCTTAACTTCTACTTCAATGCCCCGGATTGCCTTATCAAGTGTCTCTACAATGTCTCGGAACTTAGGATCTGAGTGCAGTTCGTTGATCTTGGCCACTACACGAGCATCCTGCTCGCGGTCCTGAACCATGTCGATCAATTTGCTTAGTTCGGATTCTTTATCACTAAACTTTGCTGATAGTTCCTCGTACTTACGTTCCGCGTCTTTACGCGCGGCAACTAGTTCTTGGATTCTATCCTGCGCCCCGGTCTTTTTAGTACCCTTGGCAGCGTCGTCCGTTGCTACGACTTCTGTATCCGTTTCGACTTCGGTTGGCGTTTCCGTCGTCTTATCTGCGGCTGCGGCCTCTAACTTTGCCGTGATATCTTCTATGCTTGCGCCCATGTGTGACTCCTTTGCGGTCGGAGAATGACCGATTTTAACCTATCTTTACCCGGCGGACGAACCGGAACGCATATAGCGGAAGTTAAGTCTACGTCCATCTTCTTTAATAGTATAGCAACAACTATCATTAGAATGCAAGTAGGCAATAAAAAACCCCGTAACAGCAGGGGAGAACCACTGTTACGGGGTGAATACCCGCGAAGGAGGAGGGGAGCGGGTATTGCTTATCGTGGGGCTTGGCTCTTTTTCATAGGGTCAGCCTCTGGCACAATATTTGCGCCACCTGTCTTTAACATGGCCGCTTTACGAGCTTCGGCCTTATCGCCTAGGGAGGCGGCTGCTTTAGCCTTTTCAACATCCCCGGGATTCGGCTTACCCTCGGCGTTAGTGCTAACATCTGGGATAACAGGCTTCTTCTTTTGGCCCTTTGTAAGGATGCCAAGTTGGCTCATCCGTTGGCCGCGAGGACCGGGCAGGGGGGCGTCTTGTTCAGCGTCGTCCATTACTTTGTGCCTGCTCTGGCCTTAGCTGCCGCTTCGGCTTTGGCTCTTAAAGGTCGGAACGCATTCTCGGCGCGGGTCTTTGCATCGGCCATCGTTTTTAGCTGGTGTGCTGTTGGTCCTTTAGGGGCTGCTCCACCTGATAGGGTCTTTGTAGACTTAGCCTCAGCTATTGGCTTCTTGTTCTGTGATCGCATCTCGTCCATTTCACTCATTATCGTTCTCCTGCGCGTCTCGCCGCTGCGGCTTTTGACCGGGCCTGTGCTTTGGCGTGGAGCGTAGTTTGTCGGGCCTTGTTCTCTGCGTATCGATTTGATTTAGCTGCCGCACCGCCGGAGAGAGTCTTGGTAGAGTTCGCCTCGGCAATTGGCTTCTTATTCATCGATCGCATCTCGTCCATTTCGCTCATTACTTAATCCTTTAATCTATCTTCAAGTTTTTCTTGATGTCTCTTGCTACTGCATCCCAAGCTCTGTTTTGGGCAGAGCCTGAATGACTACCGAAGTCTTCGATCAAGTCAGGGGCTCCACCGGCTCCGCCGCCCTTACCCTTTCCAGGTCTGCGAACTACGGGCGGGGTCTGACCGCGAGCTTTCATGGCCGCTGCCTTAAGAATACCGCCTCCCGCCTCGGAGATTGTCGAGCTTGGTGTTCCGGCTTCCCGGATCAGGCGAGTGGAGATACGTCCTAGGTCTTTGTTGGGGCGAGCGATGTTGCTCTTGGTTTGTCCAGTGTCGGGCAATCGAGGATCGCCTGTCATACGAGGAGCGAATCGTTGGCCGCCTGCGTTTACCTTGGACTGATTAGGTGCCTTCTCTTGGGTCATCTCTGAGAATGCTTTATCAGCGCGAGCCTTCTTAGCAGCTGCATCTGTTGTCTCGCTGCGATTCTCCATTACGCTTCGAGCGATAGCGCGGGCGCGTAGACCCTGGGCCTTGGATGCGCCGGGGGCCGCTTCGCCTAGATCTTTGCCTGGCATAGAACTGCTTGCACTACCTACTATACCTTCAATTCTAGCTTGTGATTCCGGTGAACGGGTTACTTGCCGTATTGCAGGCTGTTTAGCATAACTACCTTTAGTAGTTGGGGCTTCATCCTTCACGTAGGTCTTGGTATGGCCCCAGGTGTCGCCTGGTTTCGTAGGATAGGACATCTGACGATCCTGGTGGTCGTCTGCTCTCTTAGCCCAGCTTTCAATAGAGTGCGCGTCTGTTCGTGCAGCAACGCCTGGCTTCATCTGACCTACGAACTGCTGAGCCTCACCTGTCTCGGCGGCATTCATAAGGCTCATAAATTTTCTTTGATGCTTGTCCCCTAAGGATAGTTGTTTATCAACGCCGGACGTTCGATCTGCTCTGAGGTTGGCGGCGGTGCGGTCTCTCGATACGCCCGGTGCAAGGTCTCGAACGAGAGCGGTCTTTGGACCTTTGTGGTAACTCGGCTCAGCTCCAGATGTAGCTGCTGAAACGTAAGGATCTGTTTTGGCACTCCAGGCTTGGCCGCCTGAGCCTTCGCCTCCGGCTCGGGGACTACCCGCTCGACCGCGTGGGACTTGGCGTGAGTTCTCATTCTTAGACGCCTTGGCCCTATCGGAAAGGTTGGTTGTCTTTACTGCTGCGAGATCTTTGTCTGCCATTTCTTTCTCTCTACTGGTTAGTGGAACCTTCTTGGCTCCAGATTTAATGTCTGCTTGTTCCTGTGATGCCCAAGCGTTAGCGGCTTTTCGGTCGTGTTCGAGTCGTGTCTGATCGGCCTTAGCGCGATTAGGGTCACCGGCTCGGAAAGGTAAGCCAGGACCGAAAGCGTGCCTCTTGTTTCGTACTTCGGCTGCTCTCTCGGAGAGCTTGGCCGTCGCCTTGCGTTTCGGCAAGTCTGGTTCAGTCAACCTCGACGTGGCCCGTTCTTGTTTATAATCACGTCCGCCTGGACCTTCTTTAGCCCATGGTGCCGGGGTGCTATTCGCTGCTTTTTCTTGAAACAGTTGCCGAGAGTGGGTTACCAGACGGGTTTTATCTACGTCTTCTCGTGCCTGACGTGCAAGAGCCTGAGTGTCTGCCTCTTTGGTCCACTTGTTGCGGCGCTGGGTTACGGTCGGCTTGGGAACCTTACGACCCTGTAGATCGCGGATCTCAGCTAGGTCGCCACCCTTGTTATCTTTAGGATCAGTAGCCATTATTTATCCCATACCTTCTTGTATTCTTTACCGAAAGCTGTTGCTTCTTTGTCTGTCTTGAAACTGATTCGCTCGCCTGTTGCGGCGGCATATTTCGCTGCGGCTTTGCCTGGAAGACGATACATGCGGTTGTTTCTCTTGTCTTTTATGACGGTAGGAAATACGTTGCCATCGCCGGATGCCATGCTGTGGGAAGATTCGCTACCGTCTGGATTCTTGATGGTCTGCTGACCTTCTGGCTTCAGAACACGCTGAACGAAGTTCAAGTGCTTGTGCTTATCAAGAATGCCCTTTATCTCTTCCTTGGAAGGCATTAGTTCTTCTTACGCCCCATTCGCTCGTAGGCTTCGTCTAGCGCCTTCGTTGCAGCGCCTGCACCGTAGACTGAATCGATTTCAGAATCGGTTGCCGGTTCCCGCCCGAACTTCCTTTTGAACTCGGCTTCTTTTAGCTTTATGTCGGGCTTCACTTTGCTAGCGAATTTATCTTTCAGGTTATGAGGCATTACTATTCCTGATCTGAGAACTTAGAAGGGCTGTTGCCTTGTCGGCCGAAACTTTGAATCTTCTGTCCGGCGCTACCCTTGTGCCTAAGAGAAGGGTCTTTCGGGTTTGGCGAACGCGGAAGAATCTGTTGAAACGTACCTTGACCCGATGGCGCTTCGGCCGGGGGAGGCACGTTCTTTTTGGCACGCCGAACTTTGCGCGCCTCTTCGTCTAGCCGCTCTTGTGCTTGTCTCTCTTCTGTTAATGTAGGCATTATTTAGTCCATCTCACTATCAGCTTCGTCTTTAGACTCAGCCTTCTCGTGGCGTTTGTAAGCTTTCTTGTTCTTTAACTTAGAACGATCTTCGTCTCTGCTAGCCTTATCGTTGTCACGCCGATTACGGCGTCGATCCTTGGCCTTTGACCTGAGATCCGATGCGTCCTTCATTACCTTCCGGCCTTTTTCAGCGCGCCGTGGGCTTTGGCTTTTAGAGTTGGCCCTCGGTTAATGGTCTCTAAAGTAGACGGTTTCGAAGATATTTTACGATTTGCCATTATGTCGCCTTTTCTAATGCGGCCCTTCGGCCAGAGGTTGAATCACTTTTACTATCCCTACTCTCAGCTTCCTGAGTAGCAACTTTCACTTCGTGAGCGTGTTGTTTCTTTGCTTTCAAAGCTAAGCGAGCTTCTTTCATTCTCTTTTGTGCTCGTTGCGCTGAAGATGATGTAGTTTGTGCCGCCCCCGGGGTACCTGGAGTAGTTTGCAACGAACTAAGGGTGGCAGGCATACTCTCTACGCTGCGCCCTTGATTCGCGCCTGTCTTAGACTTTAATATACCGGTTGCGCTTCCGAGAATGCTCACTATTTCTTCTTTGCTTTAGCTTTTGCGCTAAGTTTCTTTGGCGGCATAGCAACTGCTTCTACTACTTCGTTGGTCTTAATGTCAAATGCGAGACGAACTTTCCGTCCGTCTTCACCGTCTTTGACCCTGTATCGAACATCTTCAAGGGGCATTATACTGCGCTGCTGCCTTTGATTATGCTGCGGCTTGCGCTTTTCTTGAGCTTGTTATAGTAAGCTTCTGAATTCTC